TATGCGTTCGCTTCGGTGAACCATATGGAAGAAGGGTTAGAGGATATAGACCTCATTTCACCTTCGGACGAACCACCCGTAAGGGTTACTCTCGTTCCGAAGACGCTGAAGACTCCCAGAGTCATTGCCATAGAACCTGTGTGTAACCAATACACTCAACAGGCTCTGCTTCGATATCTCGTCGAGAAAATCGAAGGTTCGTCTCTTGTAGGTGGTCATGTGAACTTCACAGACCAGTCTATAAACAGACGATTGGCATTGACCTCGTCCAGAGATAGAAGACTAGCAACGCTAGATCTCTCTGCGGCAAGTGACAGGGTATCCTGTGAACTTGCACTTCGCATGTTCTCAAATCTCCCCTCTCTGAAGGGAGCTCTTGAAGCATGCAGAAGTACGAGGGCGCTCCTTCCTGACGGGAGAGTAATCTCTCTTCGGAAGTTTGCGTCTATGGGATCGGCTGTTTGTTTTCCTGTTGAAGCCATGTACTTTCTGACGATCGTACTTGTGGCCCTCTTCAAGAAAACGAACGTGCCCGTGAGTCTCCGAGAAGTCACTCGATTTCTCAGAGACGTCTACGTTTACGGTGACGATATACTCGTTCCCGTAAACGCTGCTGAAGTTGTTTCTCAGACTCTTGCTAACTTTGGTTGCAAAGTCAACAAAAACAAGAGCTTTTGGAACGGACTGTTCCGAGAGTCTTGTGGCATGGATGCGTATAACGGTTCGGAGGTAACTCCGACCTACATACGCCGCCTTGCTCCGAGAAACAAGCGCGATGCATCCTCGATCATTTCTTGGGTAGAGACCTGTAACCTGTTCTACAGGAAAGGTTTCTGGCAGACGGCGAGCTTCATACGTGAAGTCGTTGAGTCTGTTATCGGGAAACTCCCGATCAAGAAACAATCGGACCAGGGGCTTGGCCTTGTATCATTCCAAAAGCAAGTGACTGTAGACGGATGGTCTAAGAGATACCAGGCGCCTTTTCGGCGTGTCTGGGCTCCTAGCCCTGTCTACAAATCAGATGCTTTGGATGGTTACAACGCCTTGCTCAAGTTCTTCCTCAGGCCAGCGCAGAACGCTGGTAAACTGGATTTCCTTAATCCAGCCATAGCTGATGAAGATCACTTGGTGCGAAGCGCACGGTACGGCACCGTCAGCAAAACGCCGTAAGGTGATCGTG